ATAGGGTACAAAACGCAACACTCTAATTTAATTTAAGTTATTCAGTTATGCGCATAGTCGAGTTATTGATAGACGAAAACGACCCCGAGGGAGGAATAGACGCCGTTAGCGTGGTACATAGCCCCGCAATAGAGGAAAATTTTATAGCGTTAAAAAAACACGAAATAGAATTAAAAGAGGTAGATACCGAACGGCGTATTTTAATGGGTGCGGCGTTAGTTCCGAACAAACATATTTACAGGGTTAACGAACAAAAAGACGAATACTATATTTACTTTTCGGAAGACACGGTACGTAAGGCAAGCGAATTATTTTTAATGCGGGAAAACCAAAATAACGCAACGTACGAACACGATAAAAAATTAGAGGGTTTAAGCGTTGTCGAAAGTTGGATAATAGAAGACGAAAAAAAAGACAAGTCCAACCTTTACGGATTTAGCCTACCAAAGGGGACGTGGATGATATCAATGAAAGTAAATAACGAGGAAGTTTGGAACGATGTTAAAGCGGGTAAGGTTAAAGGGTTTTCAATCGAGGGTTATTTTGCAGATAAGTACGAAATGAGTTTAGAGGAAACCGAAGCCACGGACGTAATAAACGAGTTAAGACGGCTTTTTAATATCGAGTTAGAAACTTACAACGATTACCCAAAACAGGCTCAGGAAAACGCAAAAATAGCAATTAGGTACGCCGAGGAAAACGGGTGGGGCGAGTGCGGTACGGCGGTTGGAAAAGCACGGGCAAATCAATTAGCAAACGGCGAAAATGTTTCACGTGAAACAATCGCACGTATGGCGAGTTTTGCACGGCACAAAGAAAATTCAAAAAGGGAATTAGGGGACGGTTGCGGGCGTTTAATGTGGTTAGCGTGGGGAGGCGACGAGGGTATAGAGTGGGCACAAAGAAAGTTAGAACAAATTAAAAATGCTTAATTTTTTTAAGCGGTTATTTATGAATCAAAACGGAAACAAATCGAGGGCAAGCCGTACAAGTGGAAAACGGGCGTGCCTATGTAAAGACGGAACGTACAAAAGGAAATGTTGCACGGGCGAGTTACAAAATCAGGGTATAGGTAGCGATGTTACGCCAGTGCAAGCACCCGCGCCAAATTGGAATCCAAAGCCGTAAAAATGCAACAAAAGAAAATCAAATAAATTATATGTATATGAAATCAATTTTAGACAAGATTAACCGAGCCGATAAAGTGCAAGAGCAATTACAATTAAGCACAATGCAAAGTTTAGAGGCGGATATTGTGGAAATGCAATACGGGTTAAAAAAAATTAAAGAGTTGAAAAAAGAAATAAAGGCAACGTACGAAAAAACGAAAGCTAAAATCGATACGGATTTAAGCCAGTACGAAACCAAATCAAAAGAGGTAGGTATTGAACCCGAAAAAATCGAAGCATACAATAAGTTAAAGGAGTTAAAAACGGAAATGGAAAACGTAATAAAATCATAATGAAAAATAGCACACTATTAGACAAAATCAAAGCGTTGTTATCTAACGAAGTAAAGTTAGAAACTATGAAAATGGGCGACGGAGTTACCGTAATCGAGGCGGATACTTTTGAAGCGGGAAAGGAAGTTTTTGTAGTAACGGAAGACGAACAAAAGATAGCCGTTCCAGTTGGCGAATACGAGTTGGAAGACGGACGTATTTTAGTAATCGTTGAAGAGGGTATTATTTCCGAAATAAAAGAAAAAGTAGAGGAAGTTGAGGAAGAGGAAACCGAGGAAGTAACCGAACCCGTAGCCGAAGAGGAAATGAATGCACCCGTATCTACTCCAAAGAAAACAATCGAATCAATCGTTAAAGAAACATTTTTTAGCGAAATCGAAAAATTGCAAAAAGAAAATCAGGAATTAAAAAGCGAGTTGGCAAAGCTATCCAAAGTTAACGCAGTTGCAGAAGAAAAAACCGAACTTACGGAAACACCCGAGCCAATTAGTTTTAATCCCGAAAACGAAGCAAAAGCAAACTTCGTAAAAATCGGAGCGAAAGCACCAAAGGGAATTATTGATAGTGTATTAAACAAAATGTATAAATAATAAAAATTAAAAAAAATGCCAAATCCAAACATTACAACAACGTACGCGGGCCAGTGGGCGGGTAAGTACGTGTCAGCCGCTTTATTAAGCGCACCAACAATCGAGGGCGGCGGGGTAACCGTTATGCCTAACGTAAAATTTAAGTCCGTTATTCAACGACTTGAAACAACTAACTTTTTAGCAGACGCAACGTGCGATTTTAATCCCGCGGGACAAGTCAATTTAACGGAGCGTGTGTTAGAGGTTAAAGATTTACAGGTAAATATGACGCTTTGTAAAAAAGAATTCCATAACACTTGGCAATCTATTGAAATGGGGTATTCGTCTTTTGACACATTGCCAAAATCATTTGCAGATTATTTAATTGCATACGCCGCCGAAAAGGTTGCAGCCGCTAATGAGGTTTCAATTTGGCAAGGCGATGCGACAAATTCAGGCGAGTTTGACGGGCTTTGGTTTCAGGCGTCCAACGACCCTTTGTTGCCACCCGCGCAAAACATAGCAACGGCGGCTATTACACCCGCAAACGCTATTTCTCGTTTGCAGTTAATCGTTGACGCTATCCCGAGTTCGGTTTACGGAAAACCAGACCTTAAAATTTACCTTGCGCAAAATTGGGTTAAAGCCTATATTTCAGCTTTGGGAGGTTTTGGTTTATTAACTAACTCCCAAGCAAATTCAGGGGTTAACGCACAGGGTACAATGTGGTATAACAACAGCAACTTAACTTTTAACGGTATTCCTATTTTTATGGCTAACGGGTTAGCCGATGATATGGCGCTTTGTACGACTACTTCAAACCTTTATTTCGGGTGTTCCCTTTTGAGCGATACGCAAGAGGTTCGAGTAATTGATACTTCCGCTACTTTGGGCGATGACAACGTACGTGTAATTATGCGATATGCGGCGGGTTCACAATACGGAGTTATCGAGGATATCGTAGTGGTAGCATAATATATTTCGGGGGTTGAAATATACCCCTTTTTTTTAACATTTAATACATTAAAATATGAGTTGCGATATATCCCACGGACGATTAGAACCTTGCAAAGACGCGGTAGGAGGTTTAACAAACATTTACATATTGAATTATGGTCTTTACGACGAAACCGATATTACATACGATACGGCAGTAGGTTACGAAGACCAAATTACGGCTATCAATTTACCCGCGGCAAGTTCAATTTACAAATTTGAATTAAAAGGTACAAATAGCTTTGAACAAACGATTACGAGTTCACGCGAAAACGGGACAACGTTTTTCGAACAGGTTTTGACTATCCAGTTAAAAAAACAAGACCCGATTACGCACAAACAAATTAAATTGCTTTCTTACGGACGCCCAAACATTATCGTTGAGAATAACAACGGGCAGTATTTTATTGCGGGACTTTTAAGAGGTATGGACGTAACGGCGGGAACGATTGGAAACGGTACGCTGTTGGGCGATATGAACGGGTATTCTTTGACCTTTACAGGGCAAGAGGCAGTACCAGCCAATTTCTTAGATGCCGCAACGCAAGCACAATTAGTTACGTTGTTAAATAGCCCTTCGGTAGTTAATTCTTAATAACGGTTTTATGGTTTTAAGGGGAGTGTTTCACGTGAAACATTCCCTTTTTTTTTGCACAAAAAAACGAAAAAAAAGTTATAGTATTATGATAGTAGTACAGGAGTTAGTTATAGCGCAAAATTTTAGATTTATTCCCCGTTATGGCGTTCCGAATCAATTAACTTTAATTGACGAAAACACGAACGTAGCCGTACCCGTAGTTACCCCTACTTTTTTCGTTGGAGGTTACGATTTCGCATGTTCGGCAGTTTTGCCAGTGGTGGAAAATCATTTTTATTGGGCGATATTCAAAAACGCGGCTAACGAGGTTATATTAAAGGAACGGATGTTTTGCACCAATCAAAATATAGATACTTTTTCAGTTAACAATGGTGGTTACGTTAGCAACGTAAGTACCAATGATTTTATTATGTATGAATAATGTTCACGTTTTACAATTAGCCGAATACCAACAACCCGTATTAACGGAAAATTCCCGCGATGCGTGGGTAGGTTGGGGCGAGGAAAATAATTACTTTAATTACCTTATTGAAAGGTACACGAAATCGACTACAAATAACGCGATAATAAACAACGTAGCGAGGTTAATTTACGGCAAAGGGTTAAGTGCTACGGACGCGTCGAGAAAACCCAACGAATACGCCCAAATGATGGCGTTATTTGGTAAGGATTGCGTACGTAAAATGGTATTCGATAGAAAACTATTTGGGCAGTTTGCAATACAAGTTCATTACAGCGATAAGCACGATAAAATACTAAAAGTTTACCATATACCCGTTAACCTTTTAAGGGCGGAAAAATGCAACGACAAAGGCGAAATAACAGGGTATTATTATTCGGATAATTGGGAAGAGGTACGCAAGTTCCCGCCAAAACGGATTCCAGCGTTTGGGTACTCAAAAGAGAAAATCGAAATAATGTTCGTAAAGCCGTACGGAGTTGGTATGAAGTATTACGCCTATCCCGATTATCAAGGGGCGTTACCGTACGCAGTTTTGGAGGAAGAGGTAAGCGATTATTTAATTAACGAAGTACAAAACGGATTTTCAGGAACGAAAGTAGTTAATTTTAACAATGGAGTTCCGAGCGAAGAGCAACAGGATTTAATTAGCCACAAGGTATTAAGTAAATTAACGGGTAGTAAAGGGCAAAAGGTTATAGTTGCTTTTAACCAAAACACGGAATCCAAAACAACGGTAGACGATATACCGTTAAAC